AAAATCAATCAGATTCTACATCGTCTCATGGGGAACTATCGCGCCTTCATACTTGATGGTGAGATCGTTGTCGTTGAGATCGCCCGAAGACATTGATGTGTAGGGTTTTTGCCATATCGATACTACAAACTCTACACAATACCCCTGTTTTTAGGGGTTAAAGATCTTGACATAATTGTATATCTGGTATACAATTAGGGTAGTTATGAGGGAAACCTCACGGCAAGTCTGGACGATACCAGGCGCATCGCAGGGGGTATCTGCGTTAACAAGGCACACGCTAGGATGTGGCGTAACAAACATCCGCTTTCGTGATTTTTTAGTAAAGGAGATGAAAATGTCTAACGTAACGGAAGTTTTTGGGAAAGGGTTTTCTCACAAAGTTACGGTGTATGTTCCTCGCACTGTAAACGTAAATGAGAAGTTATCAGACCACGAGGCAAACGCACTCATCACCCGCGCCACACGGGTGATGAGTGAAACTTTCGGCGGCGCGACTATTGTCAATGCTGCCGGGGCTTGGGTTGCAAATTCTGGTGAGTTAGTCACCGAAAACACAACTTTAGTCTACAGTTTTACAGACTCATTGTCAACCCAAAAGCTTTTAGCCGTAAGAGATCTTCTCTTGTGGTTAAAGGCAACGTATGGACAAGAAGCAGTCGCTATCGAAATTGATAACGAACTGTTTTTTGTCTAATTTTTTGGGGGATGAAAATCCCCCAAAATTCCCAAAAACTTCCGATGTGGTTTTATCCGTTTTTATATTGAAAGGACAAACTGCCACAAATGAGCAATATTCGAGTCCCAACAGCCTCGCGCATTCTGCGTGGGGCAACCTTACTGTATACGTCTTCAACGCCAACCGACACGGCGTTGATCAACGATATTTGGATACCCGCCAAGCAATACAACAGTGGAGTGATCACCTCGTTCAAACATCGCCGCTATCAATTTAGCGTTGGAGAGGATCTTACGATCCGAGATGTTGAAGGGAAAATCGTCACCAACGCCATGATCACGGGGATTGATTTAACACACACGGATCTGCTCAGTGACCAACAGTTCAACGCAATGGGTTACGCTAACCGCGATGAGTGGTTTAGTGATTGGGGAGAATTGTTTGAAGGGCGCGTATGGTTGATCGAAATCCAACCGACCCAGCAAGGGGTGACACAATGAGCGATTACATCACAGCGAAAGAATTTGCTGAACGGGTCGGACTGAAAGAGTTTTCCGTTATTCGTATCCTTTGGAAAGATCAAAAACTACCAGAGGATCAACGCCGGATCAAAGGCGCAATAAAACAAGGGACAAAAGAGCGGGGTCAATGGCTTATTCCAACCACAGCCGCAGAGACATGGCAACCGAGTCCGGCCGGGAGGAAAAAGCGTTCTAAATAGGAGTTATATGTTTGAAATTGAGCTAAACAACAGACAAGTCCTGCAAGTGAAACAAGGGCTTATTTCCGAGTACGGTCGGTTGCTGATCGAAGATTACATCGGTCAGCAACAAGCGGATAAACACGAATGGCGCTTGTCAAACCCGCCCTACTATTGGCGCAATTGGTTGCCATCTCTACCCGACGATTGGGAATGGGTGTGGACGGCAACGGGGAAGTATCGCGGGAAGTTTGCTACCCGTGTCGGTCAATACTATTGGAAAGAGTACAAACTGAAATGCCCACCTCACTTCCTAGAAATGGTAGGCAACCTAGCGCGAGAACACAGTGTAGATCTCCAAAATTTTGAGTTTGATTTTACCGATCGGATCGATTGGGATCATGGGGATTTTGGAGATGAGGGGTCGTGTTTTTGGGAAGATCACGATGAAGCACGCACGGCATTAAATCGTTGTGAAAACGCTTACGCTATGCGTTTTTACAACGACGGTATGGGCTGCGGACGGGTTCTGGTTCTAAGCTTATCATCGATGGACAGTTTTGTACTGTTCAATGCCTATGGTATCAGCTTGGCCAAAGCTGCGTTTATTCTCAGTATTTTGACCAAAGGACAATATGCCAAAGTCGATGTTTATAATTTTGGCAAAGAAAACGGCTTGATATGGATCAATGGGGGGACTGGTTATATTGTCGCGCCAGAGGGTTCAAATCTATTAAAGAAAACAGAGATTGATCTCAAGATCTATGGAGATACGTGCTACAATTGCGGAGAGTTCATCGGTGAGGACGACTCGTCGTATCCGTATGGCGAAACCGTTGTGTGTGGGATGTGCTACGATTTATGGTATACAACCTGCACCTATTGTAGTGACACCTGCCAATCCGATTCGGCATATGCAATCGATCCGGACACGGTTTTGTGCGGATTTTGCTTTAACCGTAACTTTAAAGAATGTGTTGAATGCGGCGAAACACTCAAACTTAGTCATCCTACCGATGTTTGTAAAAAATGCGAGGTGACAGCCACAGAGGAAACATGATGAATAATCAGCAACGTAAACAACGAATAGCCGATCAACTGATCGGCTATTCCGACAGGAACGCCGATGCACTTAAGGCTATTGCCTGGTTTGAAAGACAAGCATTTAACCACAATATCTTTAAGGCATCTGTAGCAGAAAATCCGACATGGCAATATGACGAATCCACCTCAACGCTGATGTGTGAAACCAAACCTAATCCCGTAGTGGTCGTAGCTCTAATTAACGGCTATCGCCATCTAGACCAATAAAAAAGCGGGGAGTGATCGATAGTCTGATCACTCCCCGCTCCAAAATTGTCTGCACATGCGGATTATTGCAAAGTCGGTGGATACACCTGCTTGCCATCCACATTAACGACATCACCTCGTGCGATCAATAACTTCACGCCGCCGGTTTCTACAGTGACTAAGTTTTGCTGATCGGCGATCTGTTTAATTTGCTGATCGTCTTTAGGTGTGGTGGTCAATGTCGCCAAATTCGCACTTAAAGACAACAATAAGCGCACCGGGGTACTATTGTGAATCGAAACCCCTGCCGCCCCTAACAACACCAACAAAACCCCGATTACGCCGAAAAGACCCCCGGTCAGGTCATTCACAATGGTTTCAGATTGGTTCGCCGCCACTGGTGGCGCTTCCGGCGTCGCTTCCTGTGCCGCCACTGGGATCACCACCATTAACAGCAGCATCACCACCCACAGGCACGCTGCGAACACTTGTTTGATATTCATCGATTTTCTCTTTCATCTCTTGAAGTTCTCGACTGATAGTCTTAAAAAGATCACGAAGCTCTCTCACCTCAGTCAAGATTTCACCCTTGTCTGTGGGAGTCTGTTTTACCAGTTGATCGGTCACATTTTCGATCCGTCCCAACTGTTCGACAATTTTTGCGAGTGTTTCATTCGTTGTACGATTTGCCGCGCCCGACTCGGTGGCAGCAGTCAATATCTGATCCACCCGGTCACTGAGTTGCACAAAACCTGTACGCTGTTCTGCTGCGTTCTTATCCATCCGACCAAAACCATCGATTACGGTTTTGGTGATCGTGTCAAGGCTGCCAACCAACGTAGTTAGTAATTGCATCTGTGTGTGCAACATCTTATCCAGCACGTCAACTGAATTGGATAAGCGTAACATTGCATTTACTAACCCATTGGCTAAAACATTGGTCGTATCTTCAGCGGTTGCTGGTCGACCACGCCTAAGAATCGCAAGCGTGTACGCCGCCACCGCTGAAGATAGCATCAACAAAATCAGCAATATCAGTGTGAGATCACGCGCTTCCTGTGCCGCCTCAATTAACTTCTCGATTTCCGTCATACACCCCCGGCCCCTTTTTGGGTACTGCGCTACGTCCTGCCCCCAACGGGCCGGGGAGCAACGTCAGGAACAGGAGGCAGCGCAGTACCACTTCCCTAAAAATTATCGTGCTGGTACGCGCAGCGTCTCCACCCGGTATCGACAACGCAACTCGCGATCGATCTCAATATAGCGAGAGTGTGTCAATACCTGATAATGCCAATCACCCGCGCCGTCTCGCCCAACGATCCCCGGTGGACAAATGAATGGATCGTATTCACTTGTCGGAACAGGTGTCACCGTCCATCGAGTCTCCGGTGTGGCGGTTTGGGCAATCCCAAGATCTCCCGCCATCCCCAACAATACGCCTAACAAAAACACGCCTAACAAAACAACAATCGCCTTCATGATGTAAGCCTCCTAGACCAATTGTCTGACCGGAGCGCCAAAACGCGCTCCATGCTTGTTGTAGTAACGACGCAATCGCATCGCACCTTCGATCGTCTGATCATCGCCGCTTTGCCACACAACCGCTTGCGTCTCATGGTCATACTCGATTGATTCGAGATATGCCGTCGTTGGATCATCCACGCTGACGTTATTTGTCAGCACGTCTACCACGCGAATACCTGCGTCTGCCTGCACGCGCCAGCCGTCTATTGCGCGTCCATACAGATCGTAGATTCGCGGACTACTTAATGCCCGATACGTGTACTGAATCGAAGTGTTTGCTGCACGATAGTACACACGCCTTGTTTTTCGATTAAAATCTGTGGGGGTAATGCCGGCCACCCAAGGCTTTGTGCCGTCCCCAATTTCAATCAACGATCGAATATATTGATCGTAGGATTGTCCAGTTTGTGAGTTGTACGCCATCTGAAACGACGCATTTGTCTGGATAAATGCGTCAAACCCTGTAATCGTGTTGTCCTCGTAGATTGACGAAGCATTGCTTGGTTTCCGCGATCCACAAGCCACACCAGTAAAAATCACGGACGCATCGAAAATCGCGTTACTGGTATCAACATAGTGTTCCCACTCCCACAGATGATAGAACCCGATGATTTCGATCAAGACTGCCACACCGCCACCGGATCTGGCAGCGGTTGACACTTGCGGTAGTGCATACACCTGCCGGAGGGTGGTCGCAAGTGTGTTCTGGCGCGTTTTGTTCACATTGTTAAAATGCACGCCTGAATCCAGATTGCCACTTTTTACACCATAGATCTCCTGTGATAACAGCGAGTTAATCGTGGCAGTTTCTTCTGTTTTTCGTGCCAACGCGCTATCAGCATTGTAAAATGTGACCTTGATACGATTCATCATTTCGTCAATGCCTCGCGTGAAAACCACGCTCCCGATCTCATACGTGATCCGGCTGATCAACCCCTCAAAGATCGGCGTGATCGGATCATCAATGAACAAACGCACGGTATTGCCCACCTGATTGGCATAGAGCGCCTCGGCGGTTTGTCGATTAACGATTAGCGCGCATGAAGCGGTATCGTCACCCCCATACGCGCTTTTTTTGTGTTTATAACCATGCGTGCGAAAGGTGGTGATAAACGTGTTCGATCCACCTTTCGCAAACTTCCCATACACATTAAGCATCACTGGTGGGGTCATAGGTTGCGTACCCCCGACCAACGCGGCAATACCTGCGCGTGCATCGGGTAACTAGCCACAGGTGCGTAGGTGTTTGAACCATTCAGCAGCACCTGAAAAAACCAGATCCGGTTGTTTACGCGAGGCACAAGGGTGATCCCAATCCCTCGCGATTCAACCACGTTCACCCGCCCTACGCCGTCCGGCGCGACAGCGATCGCCTGTGGTTGACCACGAGTTAGATAACCTGTGTTGTCATAATGTATTGAACCACTCACCCGCTCAATTAGCACGCTGTTTTCGAGTGGGATAAAAATGATGTCTGCCACTTGAATCGTTACCGCCGCGGTTGCTACGAAACTTAACATCAAGTCCGCGGTAATGGTTGGTGCTAAAACGCCTATTCCACTAGTCGTTACGAGGGTTTTGGATGCCCCCAACGACAGATCCAACACGCCAAGATCAACAATGTCGTACCACGTCGCTGCCCCTGTCGTTACCCCTGCCACAAATTGAGTCGCAGATAACCCATTGTATGAGGCCCTCATCGTGATGTTTCCAGCGATACCTGACGTTACCTTGTTACGCACAAAGACCCGGTAACGCCCCGGCATCACTTGGATCATGGGTATTGCCCATGTCATCAAACCAGTACCAGCACCAGAAAACGCAAGCTGCGCCACATAGGTTAACGTCGTACTACCATTTGAAATGATCCCGCCAGACACATTGGGTTTAGTGGCTGTGCCGGGCGCAATCGAAAGACTTGCATCCCCACCATTCCAACTAAACCGCTGTTTGTTCACCCCGTCCGCAGGTAGGTAATCTCGTCGGGTTGTGCGTGAAATAAACAAATAGCGTGCGCTCTCCGAGATCAGACCCGGAATATCACCCGCGATGTAACACAATGCAGGGGCATCACCGGGTATCAAACTGGCAGGAATGTCAAGATAATTCCCCCCCGGAATGTTGCTGGCCATGTAGTTCAGTACCGCGCCTTCCACCGATGCAGTATATGGGAGGGAATAAGCACCCCCATATATGGTCAAGTGCGTATGGTTATACTCAGTGACACTAGGTGATGCGCCACTGGTTGGCCTTAACCCACGTTGCTCAAACGTCCATTTTTTGGGGTTATCCCCCGGCGCAACAGGTCTCCAATAAGGCTCACGTTCAATCGCAATGGTCAACTGCGGTGGATCGTTTGCATCAGATGAGTTCAAACGCGAAATGTCGATGTCGATATTGATGATCAATGCGTATTGCCAACCCACGCCGGCCGCCGGAAGCCACGCGAGGTAGACAGGTTGTTCCTGCCATGCCTCAATCGTAAATTCACGCGCAGCACGGGCAAAATCCTGCAATCGCATCACTGTGTCTGCCTTCATCGCAACTGTTGTCGTATTTGCACCTGTGATCAATGTCATCGTCTCGATCACATTGCCAACCGACGCGGTCAACAACTCACTCCCATCAGTTACGGCACTGTCTGCCCGCGTGCCATTGTTTTTGATCGTCGCAATCTTGGGTGTCCAACTGGGTATCCCATTTTGATCCACCAAGCGGAAATCCCCATTCACCAAATCGATCACCTCTGGTATCAGATCAGTGACACTGGTAAGTCCCAACGAAGCAGCTGAAGGCACGCCCTTAAAAATTCGCAATTCCATCAGAACCCCCTGATCTGGCGTACTAGGTTACTATTCCCACTCGCTGCCTGCGGCAGGCCGTTATTGTTTTGGGTGATGTACACATTCACAAATGTGTCACCACCCCCGCGCCCGCCCGCCATGTTGAGTCCGGCGGCAATCCCTGAAAACAGAGCCTCGGTGGTACGATTGTTGAGAACAGCGAGATCCGTCTGTGCCGTGATCAACTCACGTTTACCATCCTCACTAACGTAGGACTGCGTACCCGCCGTCACTAAACCACCGCTTTGGTTGTTGGCAGGCGGGATCACAATTGGGTTTTCAGGGCTTGGTGAAGCGGTTGTCGTTGGATTTAGTCCCAACTGAATTTGCATCACCACCGGGTCAATTACTCCCCCCCCCAAAGCGCGGTTTCTTGCCCCCTCAATTGCATCTCGCGCCCGATTCCACGCTTCCTCAGTCCGTGCTGCAACATCTTCTGCTGCGTTTCCAAACAACCCCATATCACGCACACCGTCTGTTGCGAGTCTCGCAGTCTCGTCGCCAAGCAAACCCACTGCTTCGCTTCCTGCCTCAACCGCCTCGGTTTGTTCAGTCATGGCAATTGTGAATGTTGCGTTCTGTTCGGTGAAGAATTGCCATGGTGCAGCTTGACCCGCGGGTAATGGGAATGGTGCGCCATAAATCGGACTGCCAATTTGTTGATCCGGCCCGGATGGGATAATCTGCGATGTAAAGACGGCGTTTGCACCCGAACGAACTGCATCAATTAACGCTTGATCACCGATCTGGATCGCAATGGGCAGGGCTGCGTTATAGTCTCCCTGCCCAATCAAACGATTGATCTCTGCTTCCATATCGGCGCGCAATGTGGCTTCAGAACCAGACGTATCAATTTCGATCATTGGACTGACGGTTACGGCGAGGTTTAATGGATCGATGTTGCCACTGTCAAATGCTGCCCGCCACGCTTCGTCGTTGATTTGTTCTTCAGTCATCTCAGGATCAACCGTGATCACAATTTGCGACGTGTTGCCGCTTTGGTTTGTGTATGTGACCAAGCGTTGATTTTGTTGTGATGTGCCAGTCGCATCAATTAAGCGTTGTGCTTCAGCAAAATTACCCGCGGCGATTGCCTCATTGATCGCAGTCGTAATCGCCGCCCCAACCCCCGCCGCGCTTACCCCTCTATTGAGGGCTGTTTCGACAGTTTGTGCGAACTCCGCTTCGCTCTCGGCCAACTGAATATCAAAGCCAAGTTGCCGCTCCGAAGCCTGTGCAGTAAAGCCCCGGATGTTAGCCGCTGCTTCCCCATACCCAAGTCCGTCCAGCACATTGGCAAACCCGTTTAGAATTTCAATAAACAGGTTGCCAATGAACGACTGGAATCGGTCAATTGACTCGCTAAATCCTTGCGCCTGAAACGCGATCTCAATTGCGTCTGGCAACGATTTGCCATCACGCATCAGATCGATCACTTCCTGTAACTTGATCTTTGCCTCATCCAGAATTTCGGTGAGCGGTCGCCCACCGATTCGCATGGCCTCGGACAAATCGTTGCGTGCGAGTTGGATGATCTCATTCATCATTTGCAAGGGGTTACGTCCGGTTTGCATCGCGTCCGTTGCCATTCCCGCCGTAATTCCAACTCCGGCATTGATCGCGGCCGGATCGATCTGTAGAAAATTCGCTGCCCCGACATCTTCAACAGGTGTGCCAAAAATATCGATCAGGTATTGTTGGCGTTGTGCTTCAGTTAGTGCCGGATCGGCCAACGCAGTGCGTACCCCTTGAATGAAGTCTGCTCCAGTGGTTTCACCTCGTTTGAAAGCTTCAGCGTCATCAACCAAATCCAACGCCGTCAGCGCGTCAAAAGTAGCGCCCTCCCCGGCCGTGAGAGCCTCAGTCAATAGTATTTGAAGCTCTTTTAACGAATCACCGAGCTTGTCGGTGTTGAATGCACCTGCCTGTAACCCGCTATTTAGGAAAGCGAGTGATTGGTCAGCGGTAAGCCCCATTGATTGAAACACAGGTGCATACTCATGCAACGTGTCCAAAAAATCGCCAGACACGTTCAGTCCTAACTGAAAGCCTCGCGTGATCATGTCCGCAGCTTCAGAATACGACCCGGCCAGGCCGGTTCGCACCAGACTTGATTGAGTCTGTAAAATCGTGTTGACATCTTCCCCTGTGTTGGCCGCCGTTGCCAATGTTTGGCTAAGCGTGTATGGCAGATCTTCCATGCTCACGCCTGCCTTAACAAGGTCTGCTGCCACTAACGCGATCTCACCTCGTGTATGACCTAACCCTGTGGCGAACTGATCGTTAATGATTACGTCAAGTCCGTCAAACTCGTCACGCGCCAGCCCAGTTGAGCGCTGGAACAGCGTTAACGCGCCATCAATGTCCACAATATCACTGACAATTGGCGCGCCAGTGATCGCTTCGATAATCCCACCGCCTGCCATATTCATGACCACATCGATTACCGATAACGAACGTACTTGTTGCAACAGGTGTACCACCTGTTCTAGTTGACCTGCGTCAGCCTGCACAGTCACATTAGGCGTTTGTCCATCAATGCCTTGTATCTCTGACTGCACATCTTCCACCTTGCGTTTGTCCACTTGGACATCAACGTTAGGTGTTTGTCCATCAACTGCGTTGATGTCAGACTCCAAGCGATCCAGTTCGCTACTGTCCACTTGGACATCAATGTTAGGCGATCGTCCATCAATTGCATCAACGCGATTAATTGCACGATTCAGATCACCAAGATCTACATCTAACTTGAGCGAGGTATCCAGACTGTTCAGCGCGTTTTCAAGCCTGTTAGCACGCATGATGAGTTCAGTGATTGCCCTGTCAAATCGCCTTGATGCAGCGATCCCTTGATTTAGCTGGTTTTGAAATCGCGACATTTGCAACGCGAGGTCAATGATTACTTGTTCAGCCATGTCACTTCCCTTTCGCTTTGGCGCGTTGCTCCGCGTATCGCTCCCAGAAATCTGCCTGATCCAACTGGCTAATGCCACTGGTTAGCGCTTTGATCTGAATATGTGCAACCATGGTGGCACGCGCCGGACGCGGTACACAGAACCAATTTCGACCAGAATCGATGCTGAGTGTTGGATCAGGGATAAGTCCAAACTCCGCTGCTGCGTCGTATTCTGCTGCCACGCCCCGCGCCTTGAGGTAATTTGGTGCTTTGAGGACAACGTGCCCTTTATGGATGATCAGATCGTGCAGTGGTATTCCCCGATATGTGTAACCGAAAAAAACCGAACCCATCCCGGATCTCCTCCTCAGTCAGTTCCAATACTTGCGAAATCACTGCGAAGATTCGCGCTATCTCTAGCGTATTGGTGAGGAAACAACGCAAGATCGCGATGAAGTCATCCTCAGGCAGATCGGGGAAGTTTCCCTCGCGCATCATTTTCAAGGCATGTTGATACTGTGTGATGAGCTTTTCTTCATGCTCTGATTGCACACACATTCGCAAAGTTTGATTTTCAAGACGAGATTGACGAAGCTTATCAATCCCACGACAAATTTCTGCATACGCAGGATTTTCGTCCGCAGGCAATCGGGCCGGTTTGCCTGCTAAGTCTATTTGTCCTTCCAGCACCACCTCATAGGTAACTGGATCGGGATAGGGATAATGAGCGAACGCATCAGACCACAATCGTTCGCGTGCGTAAGGCGATAACGGGGCAACCACGATTTCAACCCCGCTCCGAAGCTTGATCAGTGTTTGCCCCGTATTGACCATTATCCGATCACCTCACCCACGTAACCCAGACTGCTGTTAACCTCGCCCACGGCGATGAAGCCATTAACGTCGGTGGCGGCCAAGGAATTCATTTGAACAGAGATCGGAGCAGTCACATCCCGAACAGCAAACCCTCCGTACCCACCGGAATAGTCGAACAATGTGCGTGTAGCTGGCACGGCACTGGTATGCAAAATCCCCAATACTGCCCCACGTAAACCTGCAAATTGCAGATCTGTGACCGTCCCTGACCCATCACCGGGGAAAAACGCCCGTGCCCACGTTACCCCTGCATCACTGCTATACCAGATCTCCCCAGTGTTCGTACCAAGATAAATCCAGCTGCGGACGATCGTATCGACCGATTCGCGTTGTGGGATCGCCAACGAAGTGACGTTGTCCCCGGTGATCACCGACGGTGAAATAACCGTGAGGGCGTTCCCAAGATACCACCGTACCAATGTGCCGGAAGCACCTCCAAACCACACATCGTTATCACTCACTCCTGCGATCCGCGTGAGATTATTGGCAGTGGGTGTCCCCAACAAGGTAAAGCTAAAGCCACCATCCCGACTAATCCAGATCGCACCGGAATTTCCACAGGCCAAGACGTAACGCCCAATCGAGCGTACATCATTAGGCGCACTGCTGATTACTGACGCGCTGACTTGGGTCGCGCTCAAGTTAGCGCCAGTAGCCAATGCTTTGATCGTGGTCAGCGATGCTGCCCACATGCCTGCCGATGTCCCGGATGCAGCGATCAACACACGATCGCCATATAATGCGACCCGCTCCGCTACGCCATTGGTGATCGTGTTGAGGATCAGGGTTTTAAACGTTTTCGTACCATCCTCATTCAAGCGATAGTAGTACAAGCGTGGTGTGGTCGCAGGTGAAACCGAGTCACCCACCATCAGGTACTCGTTATCACGATCTGAAATTGGGATCACATGGTTGATCGCCGCATTAACTGTGGTGACACCAGATCGCAAATGCACCAGTTGGCGCACCTCTTCTTCAATGCTTGCAGTCCCCGAAAATGTTTGCATTGGGGTCGAGTCGTCACCTGTAGTTGACTGCCGCAGGGGTTTATCATAGCTTGGCATTGACAGCGTTGCATCGGTAAAAATGAACCCGGCCCGGAACGTTGTCGGATCGCCACCCTGTACCTCTGCCAAGGTCAATACACCGAACAGCTCTCCATCTTTAGTGCTCCGGCGAGCTAATTCACGCAATTGGTCTTCAGCATAGCCAGTGCGTGACATCAGATTAAACTGACGATCAGACGGATTGCCAGTTTTACGCCGACGCACCGCCTTGCCTTCTGCGAATTCGGTCGCGAAAGTAGTTTCACCACCCGACAACCCATCGAAAGCGTCGGATTCCACGTCAATAGGTGAAAGCGGAAAACCCGGGCCGCGAGGTTGTAGCCAGACTTTCGTCCGGCTTGAATTCCATTTAGCGCTATCGGTCATGGTCTATCTCCTTTGATTCATCCTGTGAACGATTTGTTTAATCCGCGCTACAAGGCGTTCTTCTGCCTCTAGCGCGTAATAGGCTGCGAACTCGCGTGCCTCTGTGCCGGGGTGATACACCACTTGCGCGATCACTGTCGGGCCTGCGTATGTCCCATTTCCAACATTGGCATTAGCGATAGGACGGGTGAACGCACTATAGCCTAACTGAAACACCAAACGCCCGCCTGCTTGCTTGGGTCGGATGATGTGTGGTAAAGTTCCTTTATCAACCCATGTCCAAATGTTTAAAGCTTTTTCGTCCCCAATCGCGATGATCTGCCATTGGCGCGTGTTGATACGTTGCTGGACAGCGTGCCGTCGGGCAAATGCCAACCGAGTTCGCCATTTGATTACCACCTCAACGAAGCGTGCTACCGTGTCACTCGCCGTCTGTGACATCTCCATATCAATCCGATCGATCAGTTGATCGGCTTGTTTTTGTAGCGCATGTGCTAACATGTGGCGGTAAATGCTAGGCATCGTCTGCCTTGCCTCGCTTCGTTGACACAACCTCGCTAAATGAATTGGGATATTTATTGAGAATCGCCTCAGCCAACCCTTGATCAAGATCCATTTCAGGATAAGCCGGATCAAGCATGACTTCCTCACCTTGCCAATCCATCAACTTGATCACTTCTGTGTACGTACTCGTGTATTTGATTTTCACGATACCCCCTAAGCGAAAAAGACAGGTTTCACACGCATTGCTTCAACCACTCGCGCCGCGGCCAACTCCCCATTTTTGCTACCAAACAATCCCGGCTCATTGGCAGGGCGATCCCCCATAAGCTCCACCATCGTGTCAAATTGATCAACAATCAATCGCCGATCGGTGTTTGATGTTGGAGGTAGCGGCTGACGACAATTCGAGAGACGAATGATCGCGTTACGCAATTGCTCTCGCTGCGCGCCATTCTCAGGATAGCCAGCACGGTAGTTCAGTACCGCGTACTCGTAAGGACGCGATAGCGTGGGCTTGGCATAAACAATCCCAAACTGCTGATCTTCAATACCGACATTCGTGGGCGTATCGAACTGGATCGCACCATTGGTATCTATATAGCACAAGCGCACCGCCTGACCGGAGTCAGCATAAACGCGATATACATCCACCTGTGTGACAAAATCACCTGTGTTTGACGTATCACCAGCACGTTTACTTGATGCGTTGTAGTTCGGTTCACGGTAAGGCAGCGCCCAAAGTGCAGGGCTGACAAACAGTGAACGATGCCCTGTGAGCGTTGCCACGCCGCCGCTAACCGACACGCGCAACGGTTCGATCCGCCAACGCTCATCGGTGGGATCGGCACTATCGAAGATCACGCGGTTGTCAGCCCGATCGCCAACACGGTAAAACACATGGATCTCGTTCGGATCTGTAACTGATGTTGACACCGTGATTGTGGCGGTTTCATTTGTGCCGTCCCCATCTTGATCCGAATATGTGACGCTTGCGTTAGACGCAATTAACGACACTGCACGCGCTCCTAGGCTATTTACCCATTTCCAGCGCGTTTTAAAGCGCATTGGATTTGAGATCTCGGTGCGATCAATAGGAACAATTTCGCCTGAAAACCAAACGGGACGGGGATAAAATTGTAAATACTGTGCTGCTTCCTGAACCGCCACGGCGATGCCTTCACCGATCACATCGCGTTCGAGTTGTGTGTACACGTCCGCGCCCTGATCGGTGAGCGGAGCATAAAGCCCCGCTCCTTTAATCTGGTTAAAATGCCATGGGCTAACCCCCATCCGGGAAGCCCAATAATCAAGTAACCCGTGCGTGGGCATTGCAGATACTGCCATCTCCCACCCCCCCCACGAGTTAAATAGGCATGTTCTCAACCAACACAAACAACATGATGATCACATCGTTTGTGATAGGCGCAACCGTGCCAGACTTGGTAAAATCCACACCAATTCGATCACCCGCAGCGAACCGAACTTGATCCGCAGGCCCATTCACATAGTTCTGTTGCACGCTACTGCTCAAAGCAGTGGTGAGAGTGGTGTTGGCCGTCCCGTTTACCGTGGGACGAAAAGTTACCGTCCCACCCGTAAACGCATCATTTGAGGCTGCCATAATCGAGACAATTGATCCCGAAAACGGCAGCAAATAACTGGTGTTACCAGAGGCAACTGTGTTCGCTGTGCCTGCCGCGTTGGGTACGTCAACTGCTGAAAACGTCAGCACGATGACATTGCAACGCGGCACTTCGTCAGTACGCATCGAAGAAGCCATGGTTACACCCCAATGTTGTACATGACTGCAGCGCATTGGTTATCACGACGCACAAGCGCCGGACGCACGGTGGCAGTCATTTGATAACTGTCATAGTATGACAGATACTCAACATGGGTCTTCACTTGTCGCCGATACCCTGCATAGAAGGATGGACGATGAACAATCACCAAGCGTCCAAGCGTGTTGTTGGCACTGGTACTAGACACTTTGCCATTAGATGCAGCGAGTGACATTTCATTGGTGATCAACACCCGAATCCCATCGATCCGCCCTACTTCCCCCGTTACCACACTGGCGTTTTGACCATATTTGTCGATGGTCAGTAGCTCCGGAATGTTGAGTAATTTCATGTACGTGGGAAAATCACAAAACATGACCAGATCGTTGATTTTGGTCGCATAGGCATTGGGTAGTTTTGCGCGCAAAGCGCGAATTTGGGCTAGGGTTGGTGCTGCCCCACCCATATTAATCCCGTAGGTTGCCACGTTGGTGATCGGGAAAAACAAAATGCCTTTAAACGACACATTGTATTTCTCCGTCGCCCCCGGTGTACCACCATCCAAATTGATATTACCGGACGCAGTATTGTCACCATTCAGGAACACATTATCAATTGCGTCCTGTAACACACGTTGCGCCTTTTCGCGCAGTTGTTTGGCAAACGGAAACAACGAGTCCTCATCGACTTCATTGGCGTAACCCACCCGCAGGGCCAACTTCGCTGCCGTCAGCGTGACGTTGCCAGTTCCCAACTTGCTATCAGGAATAGCACTCCCAGAACCACTCAGCACCAACTGAGTTTCATCCGAGGTTTCAGGGACGCTGTAAACGGCCGGATCGGTGGTTTCGATCGGTAATGTAAACGGGTTTGATGTCATTTCGATGATCGGGATTTGCGGAGCAACGGTGTTATCAGCTCGTACCCGATTCCAGATTTGATCTGACCACAACGTAGGAACCCAGTCATCACCAAAGCCACTTTGAGTGCTGGTGTTGAGTTCATTTGCTTTGTAGGACTTAAGCGCCCGATGCGCCAATGGTGATAACTGCTCCCCGCGTTCCAAAGCTTTTTGAGCGCCATGTAGAAACGCTCCCATGATTTCTTCTGATGGGGTATAGCTTTTGTTCTGATGGGAAGCCATGCCCCCGATGAAGGTCATCATGTACGATAAATCTTCAGGACTTAATCCATCGAATTTACTCCCACGAGTGATTTGTAACCCTGTTTGGGTGTTAAACCCACCACCAATCCCATCGATCTTCGAAGCTGGCATGTCACCGCGTCCGCCGTTCAGTCCCTTAGCCGCCTCAAGCGCGCCTGCGGAGATCGTATTACCGCCCGTGCGAACCAAGCTGGCGGCCACTTGGTAAGCCTTGGTGAACGCAGCTTTCCCGGCCGGTGCGTTCACCATCTTGTCACCCTCGGTCATGTAAGTCCCGGCCAATGCTGCTTCGTTGACAGACATCTGGTTACCCAACATTTCACCGATCCGCTGCGTGAGCATGTCACGTTTGTCTTCAGGGATCGTAATCCCCATGTCATTCATCAGCGCCATTAGCGCTGCGATCATCTCTGGATTCATCTTCATTCCTCCCCCATCAATGGGGCGCTTAGTCGTTTGAAGTGCTGCTTTCAAGTGATCTAACGACGGGACAGATGTCATAGGCAAAGGCACATCCAACGCATTCGACTCTTTAGCATCAGGCTCTTTAGTCTCTGGTGGTGTACCCTCTGCATTAGGATCTGGCATCGATACATCTAAAAGTTGTGGTGGATCAGCAAGATCTTGATCCGGTAGTTGGAGCGCATTGGTGTCAAGTCCAGCGCTTTTGTAAATTGACTTGATAACACGAATGTCAGTCCGACGCGGTTCGGCCGGACTCGGTGTGGCACTTCCTTCAACGATTGGCCAGCATTTAATCCATCCGTCCCGTTCGGTTTTTACCAAGTGAGGTAGACTACCGGACGACCAACCAAGCGCGCCTTTTTCGATCATCTCACGAATGGCTTGCACGTATCGGTTGTGTAATTCGAGTTGGGCCTCTGCCCACAACCCAACGTCATCCATTTTGATCGTATCGATGCGTCCGATCAGGTTCGTTTCCAATTTCCCGTCTAGCCCATGGTGATACAACATGGGACGCACAGGGAACATATCAAGGCAAAAGTCAGTGGTCGGCGTGAAGTATTCACCATGCAAATCTCGGGTTTGTGCATCGCCAAACACCACAAGATACCCGCCCACTCTTGATTTGTCTTCAGTTAAAAATTTCAGTCCAGTTGTTGGCATAGTCTCCCTCTAACGTGGGTCAAGTTCATCCCGGCATTGATTGATCATGGCGATCGCCGCGGCGCGGTGGTTGGGGTAAGGGTTGTCAATGGTAAAGCGTTGGATCAGCGTTTTTAGCACAGCTGTATAAAAAATTGCTTCTGTACTGTCATCCGGCACTGTCACCGAAATTTCCACCTTCACCTCACCAAAGCGCTGTTCCTCAATTATTGTTAAGGCCACTGCCTCACCCTCCTTTGGTCAAGAATTGGAGTTAACACACTAACATATTGCCTTGTTTGATCATCCAATAATAGACAGGACTGTACGAAAGCGGTACATCGTCAATTGTTGCGCCAACACCTTTAAGCATAATATCAATGTCGTATGTACGCGCTTCTATGTGTTCAATCCCCCGATAGCGAATGTGCCAAAGGCGATGATTGCCATCGTAAATACACGAATAGCTAGTACCGCCGATCGTTGCTTTTAAAATCACGCTATCGCGCCGAAAAAGTTGAAGTAAAGGACGATCGGAAACCGACCACAGGCAAATCAGATTTTGTGTAAACAAACAGCGTTGCCATGAAATTAACTCATGCGCTATGTGCATACCAATTGGAAGATCTGCTTCCGGCTTAATGCCATGACAATCTCGAAGATAATTCAGCTAGATCGCGTGGTAAACGTGATTTAGGCGTGAGTCTGTCAGTGGTACGAGTAAGAGTACATTTACAGCCCTGTTTACAAGCTGTTCTGCCGTTGCGTGGTCGATACCCAGACCTATGCCAATCGTCAACAGTCATGACGATCCCGTGCAGGCGTGGACAATCCTCGCAATGTTCTTCTGCCCTACCCATTTGCCAGACCATACGCTCTAGTGAGTTACCGAGTCGTATCCCCAACAAGTGAAATGCCTCAAGTGTGGTATCTGCCCACATGTTGACACGTATCTCGATTTCACTCTCGCTGATACCATGGCCGACCAAGCGTTTAGCCTCACCAGTTTCTGGATCAACGCGCTCATATTCAGCGCCAAAGATCTCAGCGCCAAACTTGCGAATAAAGCCATTCTGCTCTGACTCCAAGTCGCGAAAAGCGGCTAACTCATCCTTACTGAATGACTCAGGGTCATAGCCTACTTCGTTCATGCCCTCGCGCATGGCTTGAAGTCCGGCACGGCGCGTTACAGAGGACATATTTGATACAAACGATCGCCTCGTGCGTTCCTCTGCCTGTGCCTCGCTGATCAAGCGCCGGATCGCTTGTTTATAAAGCTCCTTAGTTTCTCCATAAGCCTTGACAAATTCTCGTGCATCATCGAACAACTGTTTTAGTTCACTCTGATCTTCCAACCCAATTCGGATCAGAGCTTCAATGTCGCGCTTGATGTGTTTGGTCACAAAATCACGCTTGACTGTTTTAGATCGCTGATTGCGCGCAAATTTCCACCACGCATCGATCTCGCTTAACATCTCATCAACGTCAACGCTTTTGGCGTTTTTATCTTGGCTTGCGCTTTGATACACATCCTCGTTGTTCACTGCGATCGTCACCCCGCGTGGCACGAGCCGGATGTTCCCAGTGAACCGAATCACCGAAGTTTTTTCAGGCAAGTAGCCCATGGTGACGTGAGGTTTGTAAGCGTCTGGCGCGTAGTAACTACGATACTCACCACCATATTCGCTCACCAAGTCATGCACAGTGCGTTGATATTCGCGCAATTCGGCGTTGCCACGAACGCGAAAATGAAGCGCGTGTTCACCAACACTATCAAACGAGGCGAGGCTACCCACACGGAGATTAAACTCTGGAGTCGGTAGCTCTTGGATTGCCGTTGTTAGATCCGGAACAACAGCCGGATCGATCTCGCAATACATTACGGTGATATGAAAATCTGCGGGATCTTCCCACTTTGCACCATCAATTGGATAACGCTGTTTCACCGTCCTTTGCAGACCTTTGAGATCCGCGTTGTTGGCTAAATCCAAGCCAACGAAAAAAGGAACGCGATTCTGTACAACACTGTCTTTAGTCGGATCGGTGGTGGGCGCGGTGACAACGGGTTCGAGCGGCAAAGGTATCGCCGGAGCGGAATGTTGGGATAGCGCATCGATCGGCGTTAACATCGCCCCAACTGGCAACATCAACACATCACCGCCTTCGACTGCACCATAGCCACGGATTTCACGGTACTCATTGATCGTGATCACGCCGGCCCCAAGATCGGAACGTGCTGCTTCTGCCACTTTATCCTTATCGCGTGTCAGTCCTTCGATAAACGCTTGATCAAAAACAAACTCACCTGATACCCCAAAAAATGGCAACAGATCGTTATTGACGTGCGTTGCCATTCGAGCCAAAAGCGGGCCAATCGTGTTTTGGTAAAACATCCGCGTCATTTCAGGCGAAACCTGATAACGTGGACTGTTCCAAACACCCGCGATCGGCATCGGGACACCAAAAACAGCGCAGATGTCCTCTTTAGTGGTTTCGCCTAGCTCATTATTTGATTGGACTGGTGATTGCTGGATTACATGGTATTCCAGCGCAGCAGGCAAAAACGCAGTGTTCCCCCTTTTGGTTGAACCTTTGTGGCGTTCGTTCCATGCGCGCTTAGTACGCTCCAAGTCGTTATCGTTAAGCATCACACCCGGCGCTGCGCGGATGATGCCCCCCGGTGTTGCATCATTGGCAAACCAAGACTTGATCGCTCGTTTTGCATCGCGATCGATGTTGACCACATCTAAAGCAAGATCGATCGGGGCAAGGGGTTCAAGATCATTTAATGGGTGTGGGTAATAGTGGCGAGACAACTCTTGAGGACTAAACCAAACCGATCGTTTGTCATCCCCATTGTACAAATACTGCGTCACCCGTCCATTTAAGACCTGAGGATCAATTGACAGTGGATTAATCCACCGGAAGGCGAGCGGCATACGAGTCATTTGCCCACGAATGCGCTCAATATAGTTCTCCCCATGGATGTCCAGTGACTGTGACCACAACTCAAAGAGCGAGGATTGCATGTACTGATACGCATAAGAGATCGCGGTGTAGAACGGATGTGTATCAATTTCCTCGTTTTGGGAGTTGACGACACGCCACGGGATCGCGCTCACCGCATCGCGCTTGGCACGAATACAAGCGTATACCCATACGCTGATTGACGCAGCGTAGGCACGATCAAATTCACGCCGGGCCAGTTGACGACTGCGATTCAATGGGTCAAAGTCATGAGTGCCTGTATAACTTTTGCCAGATCCAAGATCCGTGAAGCGGCCGTTTTTTAGGAGGTATACGCCGCCATCGATGTAATTTTTGGGCATATCCCCTCCATCAGTTATTCCCACCAGTCAATATCTCTCAATGCGCTTGAGGACTGTGTTACACACCACCATGCCATCGTCACTGCATCACCGCGATCGGTGGATCGCTTCAAGCGTTTGAAGATCTCATCTTTGCTTTCGATCCGGTATTTACCATTTTGCACGCTGTAGCGAGGTGCAGTCAGATCTGCGCGCAATTTGGGATCTGGTGGCAACGCAATATCTTGTCCACTCTCAGGATTTAGCGCCTCGCGCAGCTTCCACCACGCTTCAGATCGTGCGTTTAAAAACCCGTAGCGGCCGGTTTGATCTCTGCCTCCGGCGCGACCAGAAGCAACAAAAGCACGCACATCACCAAAGCGTTTTATTGCGCTGTCATAGGCAGATGCACCAACGCCAGTGACATCGACAATCACAGGGGTGTCAGCTTCGTAAATGGTTTCGATTAAATCTGCTACGCTATCACCTGTAGTTGTCTCTGTGCCGGGCGCATTCACCAAGTCAAACCAGTTTTCACGCAACACTGCGATCACAGTCTCATCGCTCCCGCCTCGCGCCACGTCAACGCCAACCGCCTTCGGCAGAAGATCGGGGCGTTGTCCAAGTTCCCATCGTTTGTTTGCTTCAAGCACCCACACGGTCGGGATGACCTGATAGCGATCATCGTTGGGCCGAATGCTGAAGTCGCCCTTGAGCAGTTGTGATCGGAGCGGTTCAGGAAGCGAGTTTAGCTGATCGCGGTAGCCTGTGGCCATATACACAGGATTGTCCTCAACAAGCGCCCTGAAGAACGTCCGTGATTGTGGGATATAGGTTTCACCATCAATGGTAACAGGTTGGTTGTCATCAACTTCCAAATCCTGATCATGGACAGTGATAAACCAACGCAATTCACCATCACGCGCCGGATTTGGGTGTGTTGGATCTAACCACGGCTTAAAGAAGGGGATTACCCATTCTTGTTCTGCGCTCATCGGTGGGTTAAATGTCATCACGACCTGAGGCGACACAGTTGGATCGTCAGTACGCAACCAACCCATCAAATAGCGTATAAACTTTTCAGGGAATTGTGTGGCCTCATCAAAGCCAAGCATGTCCGCAGCGCGCCCTTGAAAACTACTGAGGTCTTTCGCGTACTCGACTGCTGCCAAACGCACTACACGTCCATCGGGAAGATCCCATCTACGCTTGTCGCCTCGCACATACCGAGCCAAACCATTTAAGATCGCGTCACCACGATCAATGAGATCGGACAGGTCAGTATAGTTGCGACGAAAAATCCGCGCCCGCTTCTTTTGCGTGAATGCCTTGCCAAGCAGAAGATCGGTTTTGCCACCCCCGGCCGCGCCCCCAAAACCAATGATCTGCGCGAGTGACGCATAAGCCAAAGCTTGTGGGCTATCTGTAAATGGTTGCCAGATAACTTGATTTTGGGCATTGGGCATGAGCGCGTAATCGATCAGATCATCAATATCATTCTGAGTCGTCGCTGACATGTGTCACCTGTTGGTTTTCGTGCAAGCGCTGGATCATCCGCTCAAACACGTCTGCAGGCGATTTCCCCGACTCAATCAACGCAGTGTGAAGGCGTTCAATCACTGGCAGAATTTCGATAATCTCTGTAGGCAAGCCGCGAAGCAGTCGCATTTTGTCGACAGCCGTTGCTGCCGCGATCACTGCGTCCTTTCCTTTAACTTCATCTATAACATCTGGCTTGACTGAGTGATCAAGGTAGCGCCTTGCGACTTCCTCAAACACATTATCAAGCGCCTCGTTAGCACGTTGAATATGTTGGGGTGTGACTGTGCGACTGGCTCGTATAGATATTTTCGGTTCTTCGGGAATTTCGGTAGCTTTTTTGATTTTTCGGCTTTCGCGCTTTCGCTTTTCGATCTCAGCTTTTATATCGTTAGGCATCCAGCTATGGAGCGTGCTTGTCGAAACTACACGACCTAGCGCGGCATTGATCGCGTCCCGCGCTTCCTGTGTAATCCCGTTATGGGCTTGCAGCAAGGCGATAGCGATCGCTTTTTGTTCAGCGCTATACCCCATTGCATCACCCCTTTATTTTTAAAAGCGCGATACGTTCGGACAATCAGATTTTTTCGGACAAACAAATACATACCGCGCTAAGGGAACAGTCTAGACTTGAACTAGATCCTGCGCTTGAAGCGCTGTGCAACCAGTACACCACTGTTCGATTTTCTGCATGTGTAGACATTTAAACAGAAACGACACGTAAGCGCTATTACGTGTCGTTGTCCATAAGGATCGGGTGTGTACGCTCACAGCCCTATCCCCATTATAGCACAAAAGTACCTAAAATCTGCTATTTTATGTCAGATGAGTTACGCCGTGTGCGCGTTGCGCCCGCCACTTGTTGTTAGCCTTACGTGCGCGGCACGCTTTACAATAGTAGTGTCGTCCTGTGATTGATTTTTTGTATGGGCTAAACTCACTCACGGACTTCCACTCATTGCAGTCCGCACACCGACACTGATTCGGCTTGTCGGGAGCAGCATATGCAGCAACTGGCGGACGGCCACGACGAGGCGCTTCCGGTAAGCGCCCGCGCCATTCCTGAACATTCTCATGTTCAGGATGATCAGGGTTTTCCATTGCGATCAACATCCCATCAAGGGACATCAAAGATGGGGACTCATTTTCCGCGTTAGCGGCGGTGCGTTGCGGCGGTGCCAAATAGCGTTTAGACACGATGTTTCTCCAATACTTTATTGAGGCGACAAGCAGTTAGGGAATTGCCTACATAGAACTGCATTGATGCGACTGCCTCTCTACCACAGTTGTAGACTGTTCGAGGCGTAACTACGTCATCACGATGGAACATGTGCGCTGCGGCAATTGAAGACACAATCAGTAAGACGTTCTCACGTCGTTCTGGCAAGTTTAGGAGTTTGGGTTTTAATGCCTCGCTGATCTCAAAATCACCAAAACGTCCGATCAGACCTGTTTGCTGTGCAACACGCACAGCCAGATCGCGAGACGGGATCACGCATTTGGGTATGCTTTGCCAGCGAGAAAACCAAGCTGCACAAAGCTCGGCGCGGGTGTTGAGATCAATCGCTAGTCGGTACTCGTTTGATAGGCGATTTAGGTAATGGCCATGGGTATAGTCAATCACAACAATATCGTGACCTGTACGATTGTCGTAAATAAACATACTAACTCTCCACAAACCAAAGATCGTGGTAAAGCTTCTGAAGCAATTTGCGCTTGATCACATAGTCAGGTTTTTTGCGTGTGATCTCAGATTTCACATCCTCAACTACAGTGATCCACTGCCCTTGAACGAGGGCCTGATATACAAAATCAGCCTCATACGTAACACCTCGCTCCAGCTTGCCGTTGAAGGCAGTGAAGGATTCAATCAATGTAAATTTTGTGTGGTGTTTCAGATCGCGGATCTGCCCTGCTTGCAACATTAAACGCAATTCATAGTAGCGCCGCGCTTCTTTTTTGCTGTCAAACTCTAAACCATCGGCTGTCGTTTTCTGCGAGTTATACTTGTTATGTGTTTTTGATAAGACTTGCCCGCACTTTGGGCAGAACCAACGCAGCAAATGGCAACTCCACCCGGCAGCACGGAGTTCCTGTTCGGCCGCTCTTTCGCGCAACGTTGTAGAGTGGTACGCACCACATTGCGAATTTGCACAATGATAAACACGTTCTTTTTTTGTCATCTGACTCTCCCTATATAAATGAAAAGACCTCGCTAAATTAGCGAGGTCTTTTCAGTCGATTTGTTCTAGTCACATCGTAAAAACGATGTGAGGGATTATTGTTTTGAATACGGATGCAATCTCCGAAAGATCCGCCGGCCGTACCTAGTTAGAACGATTGTGCGCTGTTTCCGACTCACCCAACGCACAATACCCATTTGAAGCAAACGAGTAACCATTTCGTCGTTAACCACTTTGTCGCTGCCCACACGATAATGTTCCTTTCGCTTCCATCCGATCTTCGTGATCGCCTGATAATCCTCAACGGTCAACATGCTGATCCCCATCCTCAAACAATCTCAATTGTTCATAGTTTGGTTTGATCGGAGCAATTTCGAGGAATTGTTCACGACTCATTACAAACCGGAGCAGTTCGCGGACTTTTGTCGGTCGCGGATGCAACTCGAACCCCGCTTTTAGGTAGCAGTAACCCCAAGTACGCTCACCCCGACGCATTGTCGGGCGCACCTTGCGGGGATCAATAAAACTGTGAAAACCGTCCGGGGGTATATCATCTCCCCAGATGTATCGCGTAATGCCCAGCGCCTCGATGATTAGCTCACTAGCGATGTAGTCGCCCTCTGATCTAAAATACGGGTTATCCCAGTAGTTAAACCCGTCACGGCGAGGTAACGCTAGATTTGCGGTTGGGTCGGGACGGTGAGACACCCACAAGGCATCATGTTTCGGGCTAATTAAAACGATCTTATTGCCCGGCGGTGTAAATTCCCGCGCTCCAATGGTCTGGCGGCTGTAATGCCTATCTGCCAACTGCCTCGCCCGGCTATCTGTGTGGCTGACGTGTATCCACATTAGGTTACGCCCCCAAGATTTTGTTGATTACCCAGTCATCATGCTGTATCGGCATCAATTAATCTCCCGATCCCCGCCTGTCAAACATGCGATAAACCCACCCCTTTAGCTCCTCAAAACGCTCATTGAGGACATGGTAGTTGAATGCACCAAGCGGCCATCATGAAGTTAAAACCAATGCTAATAACCACCAACATCCCTAACATCGCTTTACTCATTAGATCCGCTAATGGTTGGCAAGTCATCGAATGGTCGTTGACCGACCGCCTGAGCATACATGCGTCGCAACGTCTCCAAAATTTTGCGCTTGTCTTCATACTCAAATGACTTGGGATCGTGATCCTCGTTCAAAAACTTCATGAACGCCCCAATGACTTCATGATCCGGCAACCACCGAACTACAGCGCTTTGTAAGGGGCGTTTGGGTTTATGTTCCAGATCCACATACAAATCAGGTTCTTCAGCGCTTTTTACCGCCTGATCAATAAACTCAGGCGTGAAAAACTGATGGACAATATGATCTATCGAGTATGTACGACTCGCAGTGATCTGTTCATCGTATAAAATGAACGTCATACCCAAGTGAGCCTCCAAAAAGTAGCTCTGCGCTTTCGCAAAGTCAGCAACGGCCTCTTTTTGTTTTTTCTTGCTTTTATGCACCGCGGGATCGGGTTGGGCCATTGTGCGATACCACAGTTCATCGACAAAGATCCTAAACTGTTTGTCGTACATATAGTGCATCCCGCGCCAGTGTTCGACTTGCTGTCTATTATGTGTTTGCTGCCACCGATACGCCGCACGCATGGCAAGCAATTGCATACACGCGGCCCTGTAAGCGATCTCATCCGTTTTAAACTGTTCAAAATCGCCTTGATGAAAACGGGTTTCCTTTCGTTTGGGCTTTTGGGATTCGGCGGCCAAACGCGCAGCCTCCTCAGCTTCCCATTGATCAACCAACGCTTTTTGTTCTGGACAATACTCACCCCAACGTAGCCGCCAACTGATGCGCCAGTTGGGGGTTTTCCGTATCATCCATCCTTCGTTATCCGACCAACGATCGCTTTTTTTGAAGAACAGAACATTCTGATACACTTCTTCATATTCAGGTTTGAAAAAATACGTCGGTAGTTCTCGCAACTCCGTTTTTGCAAACCGATCAATTTCATAGGTTTTGAGACCTTTATTTTTCTTTTCATCCAAAAATGCCGCAATCACATATAGATCACGCCCGATTTCGCTTAACGTCTTGCCCAACAATTGGGCGATGTTTTGTAATGCCTCATTCATGATCGTTTAATCCCCCTTAGCCATTCACGAATTTCCCTGTAACTATCACCAGAGACGTATTCCCCGATGACCTCGTTGTGTTTTATCACATATCGATCCTTTATCTTGTCGATTTCACACATCCAGAGTCCGCCGTGCCGACGCGCCAACCCCTGCAAAGTCCATCGTGTTGCGCGCTCAACAGCAGCGTCAATCTCCTGTTTATCTGTGATATGCACACAACAAGGGCAAACAAGCGAGGGATCTTTAGGCAAGGTATAGAACGTGTGTCCACAAAGTGAGCATCGCTCTGTCTTTGATACGCGAATTTTTTGGGTAGCGCGACATGCCTCGCACACAGGGTAATTAGCCCGCCATGCCAACCAATGGCAATGGCACACCTGTGGACAGGGACAGGCACATACGATCGTTTTACCGCTCAACTGCCCGAATTTTTTCGAGAGTTGCGCGTCGGCCATCACACAATACTCTAAAAGCTGTTCTTCAACGATCAAATCGCGTCGGTTGAGAAATGGGTTGTCCCAAATGGTATTAGGCAATTGGTATTTAGGATGCACACCCCCACAGTACGCCAATGGATCAGTAAACGTCATGTGGTACGGATCGTATCGATCCAACACCTGTTCGATCCGTACCACATCTGTAAACCGCTGACAGATGTGAGGCGAGGCAATCTGAATCTGCGCGGGCGCATCAATTAACTCAGCATCCACCCAAAAAATCCCTTGGCTACCACGGTATCGCAATGGCGGGTCAAAAACCCGTTTAACTTCCAGTTGCCACCCATATCGCTTCGGGCGAAAATTCCCCATTGAGCGCTCTTGTGGAGTCAACCGATCCAGTAGTTCAGTCTCAAAAACACCTAACAATTCTGTTTCGCAAACGATCACCCCCGTTGGCAACTGTTCATTAACAATCCCGTGTTTTTTCAACGCATTGGCGATATACGCATTGTCAAACGCAGCGGTATCAACTTTTTGGGCTGCGTGGATCAGCAAGCGCTGCCCACGCCGAAGTTCTTTGGGTATCCAGTCTCGTGTTTCAAATTCTTTTTCACCCAAGGCGATCAGACTCGCCCAAGGCTGCCAGAGCGACACTGCGGCTATCAAGTCGTCCATGAAATCTCCAATCTTCTGCCTGTGCAGAGAATCAAAAAGAGCGCCTTACAGCGCCCTTTGTTTTTTGGTTGTCTAAACTTGCCTCATCAGCTTTGCGATTTAATCCTCATCATCTGCAAAATATCCAGCGCCAATCATTCGTGACGCATCTACGCTCCAGTTTTGCGCTTCCTCTAGCGTAGATGCCCGCTCCATGGAAGTCATGACCCCAACACTTTTTAAACGCTCTATCATCCCATTGGCCTCCACGATCAACGTGTGCAACTGGGCCGCGAGTTGATCGCTAGTGACGGGTGATGATATCCATCCATCGCGTAACGATTCCCCCGCGACATTAAGTGCTTCGGCAATCGCGCCTCGCATATCACCTTTGTGACGTTCCATTAGCCAATCGAGTATATCGATCGCCGATTCTTCGTGCGGATACACAGCGTTCAACCGCACTTGTATATGAGCAGTTTGTCTACGCTGTCGTTTGCGACCCTTGTCAGATCTGGGTTTACGTGACATTCAATTCCATCCCCTTACCGAAACTATTTCCCAAGTCCAACACGAACACGCGAGGCGTAACCGATTTGCCAAACAACTTTTTAAGTTCGCGTTCCCGCGCCACCTGTAGAAATTGCTCAAATGCGTAAGCCCCGCCGCGCAGATTTGCGAGGTTGATCTCTCGCGAACTGTCAGCCAACGAACACCCATGCTCAAAGATTTCGTTCAGTTGTTTTTCAAGCAACCCGCTACCTCCCCCCGTCAAGAAAACGTGACGTGCGTCTAACGCCCGCCGCATTTTGGTAACGTAAATTTTCTCGATCTGATCTAAAATAGCGTTTGTGGCCAAAGCCACAGCTTCATCGAAGTGTTGGGTAGTGCCTTGGATCTTGGCAGCGCCGCGGCCTCTCAACACTTCTTCGATCGTTGTCGGGGGAACATTTCCCTTAAACACGTTTGGATGTAAACTCCGCAACTCCATATCCAAGCGCCCTTGGACATCTTGTATGCCAAGTTCAAAAGTCGTACCATCGTCAAATAATGTCTCAACCTCGTTACCACGCCCCAAGATTGCAGGCGTAATACTAGATACCTTGCCACCGATGTCCACAATAAGCACCTTATCATAGACATTGAGATCGTTTGCGTTGTATGCCGCATAAGGATGTGTCAAAGCGCGTACAATGCCCCCGGCTGGCTCATCCCATGGAAAGGCAGCGGAGATTTTATAGCTGATCTCTTGACCATCCCGGATAATGCGATGCTTACCGACTAATGTCTGTAGCATCTTTTCGACCTGTGGGATCGCGTCTGGAGGGTGGGCAATGCTCAACACGATGTTTTCATGGCCAGAGGCACACAATTTGCTGAGCATCGCCAGCATGTACACGTCAAAGTAGCCCTGTACATATTTTTCTGCGCCGACCAAGCGAACCGCGCCGCCCGTTTGGACAACCTCTTGTCCCACCACAAACCGCCGTTCGCCATCTGCATATAACACAGCAAAGACCTCGCTGTCTTTCATGACCTGCGCCCGATGACGTGCGCGCAGTCCCCGCGACTTAAACTCCGATTCAGTCACCTCACGGATTGCGTGGGGTATCACCACTTCAACACCCATAGTTTTCTCCTTAGATAATTCGTGTTACATGGTGATACGTTAACGGTACATCATGTAACACACAGATAATCGTTAGATTTTTGCAATTTGATCTCTGTTAAATGCCGATTGACAACTGATCAACGCGATTGGCAACCACATCGCGAATATCACGCCCGTCGATCTCGTTGCCAATCGCGTCCCAACCGGGGCGGGTGTTACGTGCGAACACCTCGCAGTATGGCCCGTCTATCAGCGCTTCTATCCGTTGATAAGCTGCCTCCGGCTTAGCGGAGTGTCGCCCCACAGGGGCATAAATGATCTGCTGAACACGCTTGCTTTTACGTTTGGGTTTCCCTCTGGTGAACAGCAAGCACAATTCCGCGTTTGCTCTCGTCCAATATCCGAGACCAACAAAAAAGGTGTTAGCGACCCTGTTCCGCTTTACCCACGTAAAAGCGGTTGTTTTGTAGGTTAGCCCCCATGCCATACCTAAATCGAGCGCCTCTGGCAGTGTGGGCATACACGCCCACATGAACACAGCGCAGTCACGCGCCATGATTGATTGCATGTCTAGGCGCTGCATCTCGCCTAGCGATAGCGTTGGGTAGTGCGACTCCGCGCTCCGCCCCGATCCCGTGTCTCTCCCCCAAACTCTAAATTGCCACGGGGGATCGATATATAAAGCCGCGTAATTTCCTAACATCACCGCCTCCGACCAACGAAAAGTCCGCTTGTGCGGACTTTTTCGGCTTGCCCTATTTCGTTTTCAATCGCCTCTGTTAACACACCCATTACCTGCCATAGCTGCATCATTAGCCCAATGCCCGCCCCAGCGATAATCAACCGATCTTGCTCACGCCAAAACCGAGCCAATTTTAGGCGCAGCCAGTGATCCCAACCGGTTTCAACGGTCAACAACCCGTCCAGATAATCGCGCAATTCCATGCTGTTAACACGTAAAAACTCAACAGGTTCAAGATCGTCCTGTTCGATCGCCGCCAACACAACACACATCAAAGCGCGGTTTTCCGGCTGGCCAAAATCCGTCTCATCCAAGTCTGACCCTTTCATCAAGGGTGACATGGCGCGCATCCGGCGGCGGATCTCGTATATCCGATCAGGTTGCCGTATGAGTTCGGCAATACATGCCGCTTCTACCGCATTTAGTGCATCCGGCGCGACCGGAATAATTCCGACCTTCGCCTCATCATCGGTAATCACCACCACTGGCTCTACGATCGTTTGCCGATCGTCATTAGTAGGCATAACCCATGTTTGGATGACATCCAACGGCAAACGATGCCGAACCGCCAGTTTTTGCAAATTGTCACGGCGGATCAAATCGTTCTCACTAGCCGTCAGCAGCGGTAGTAATCGCCGCGCTGCCGTTTCGCGCTCATAGATCGTTGCGTCATCTGGCAACGTTTCCAGATCCAACAACCAGTCTCCGATTGGTTGAGCGTTCGCGATCAATTCCCCCCATCGTTCACGCGATTCGCGGATCAGATCATCCGGGTCTTTCGCGCCGGGGATCTGCAAAATACGAATATCCACGGACAGCCGGCCGGACGCAGCCAACACCTCTCGCGCAACATCCAAGCTGCGCCGAGTCGCATTTTGCCCAGCGGTATCGGAGTCTAAAGCTAGGATGATCTTTTTAGCCCAACGCGGCGCAATCAATTTGAGTTGCGTTTCGGTGAGTGCCGTCCCCATTTGGGCCACCACCTGCTGGAAGCCCGCTTGTTGCGCGGTGATCGCATCCACATAGCCTTCCACGATCACCACCGTCTCTTGATCACGGATCGCCTTTTTAGCCGTGTCGAGTCCGAACAGCGTTTTACTCTTGTCGAATAACGCCGATTGCGGTGAATTGAGGTATTTCGGGTTATCGTCTGGATCAAGGGCGCGTGCGCCGAATCCGACTGGACGGCCACGTTCATCGCGGATCGGGATCATCAAGCGGTTACGAAAGCGATCATAGATGCGGCCTTGATCGTTACGACTCACCAAGCCCGCCTCTAACGCTTGATCTTCCGTCGTGCCGATCGCTTTGAGCGCGT